AAAATACAAATAACAAAGAAACAAAAAAGAAAAGGCCATATCAAACCTTTCATGTCACAGTACTTCATCTTTTGTCTCCACTGCCTTGTAGTGTTCCTCGTTCTTTACGTCCATATAGTTTTTCAATATTAGATAAAGCAATATCATTTAGACTTACATTAAGATCTCTAGACAAAGCAGCAATGTACCAAAGCACATCACCTATCTCAGCCACTATAGCCTCACGGTCAAAGTCATTATCACGTAACATCTTTTTGACTTTGTTAGCTACCTCTCCTGCTTCACCTGCTAGTCCAAGCGCAGGATAAAGAACTTGATGTGCTGTTTTGTATACAGCAGTCTTAGCTGCTGCATTCTGATACTCATTCAAACTCATATCTTTATTCTTGTAAGTTTCGTTGTAGTATTCCCACGCTTCTAAATCAGTTTTATTTAACATTCTTCTACTTCACACTCCTCTACAATAACATCGTCTATATCATACATGGCTGATGATACAAGTTCCTGAATAACTCTAGGCATGTCTGATAGATCTGCCTCTATAAAGTTAGCTTCAGGGTCTACAACTATCTTCATCCTTATCTCATACTGCATAACAAGAACCCCTAGTTATATTCAAACTAATTACTAAATCAACCATATTCTTTTTGTAGTCTTTCAAGAGATACAAACTCTGGTTCGTATACACCATCTCTTATTTCTCTCTTGATAACACAACCTTTCCACCATTCTAAATTAGACTGTCCTGCCCACTCTTCTTTCCCACCTTTGAAACATCCTGCAACCAACCCGATAATTGAATTAGGATGTGCAGAATCTTTAAAATAGATAGAACGTTTATGACTATGACCACAGGTAGAAGAATGGTTTCTATTCTGTAGTAAGGTGTAACCATGATGAGTACCAGACATAGGTGTGCCGTAGTTACCACTAGCAAAGTAATGAGCATATGATATCCCATCGTAGTCAACGATTGCAGGTGCTGAGTTTTGATACTCATGGTATTCATCGAACCAGTGATCCGTTTGAAGATGCCCAAAGGATATCCCATACTTTTCTCCCTGTAGTCTAGGGTCATGGGCGATTGCTCTTTTAATTCTGTTCTCATGGTTGCCCTCTAATCCAATCCAAAATGGTTTCTTATACTTTCTAATACTAGGTTTCTTTCTCAGTCTTTCCATAGCTTCGTTGTAGTGATCTATATCTTCTTCATAGTTCTGAGATACAATAGCCTGTGGATACTTTGTATCAAAACTATTTAATGATTTCATATCAGCACCGTCACCCAAGTCTACAACATAGTTAGGATTAACATCGTAGATTAATTCACCAAGTAAATCAAATCTATCATTTGGAATACTTGGATCTGTATGAGCACAACTAAATACTACTGCTGTTTTATTAGACATTTTTAATTTCCTTTAGCCATTCTTTAGGTATAGTTTTATCTGCATATTTAAAGCCATGTTTCTTACACCAATCACCATAAGAACTTTTAGCACCTTTGTAAAGTTTAGATCTACTGTTATTAAAAACAAATCGTATGTCTAGATCTGGAAACTGCTTCTTTATTTCTTTGTGCTTACGTCTATCGACTGATATAAATCTTCCTTTCGTTTCTATAATTATTCCATTCTCTAATACAAAGTCAGGGGTATATGTTCTTATCTTCAAGTCTACCCATTTAATCTTTTCTTTCTCATAAGTAAACTTTATCTTTAGTTTCTTAAGATACTTAGCCATGTCTTCTTCAAGACCAGACCTGTACCCTGCTTGTATACCTTTTAATCTACTCCTGTTGAAGGACATTGTTAAACTCCAAGTCTTCGTGCACCATAGGTTTTTTTACAACCTTAGTTAGAAAAACAGGACGATCAGAATAAATAAACTTACGCAATCCAGGATAACACTCCTTCTTAAAATCACAGTACGAACAAGCACTGCTTAGTTTCTCATTACCGTTAGGGTTTTTAATAGACTGAGGAACAGGATCAAACCCTCGATCTGGTGGTTGCTCCCAAGTTACCATGTCTTTAAGATAATTAACTTCTTCTTCTTTTGTTTTAAGTTCTTCGGTAAAGTCATAGACATCTAGGCATACGTGTCCATTTACTTTATCAATAGCAAGGAATGCTCCTTTAGTTTTATCGGTTACCTTTGGATCGTCCTTGGCTGCATAGACATAGGAAGATAGTTGAGAGATATACCCGAATGGATCTTCCTCTCGAAGATTACCTTCTTTAAATTTCTTAAACGAGTAAGGTGATGCTGACTTAACATCAACAGTCATACCATCAATCACAGCATCTCTGTGTCCTTTGATACCATGAACGTCTAGTCTATCTTGCATACCAGTAACACTGTGCCCTGACACAGCAGCTATAGTTAAGACTAACTCTTCAATGATATCACCATAGAAAAACTTTAATAAAGCTGATGGTGGTAGCACCTCACCCTCACCTGTTTTGTTTATCTTGTACCAAAGTTTTCTCTCACACTTAGTGCCTAGAGAAGACAGAGACAGGTATCCTCTTGGTTCTTGTGGTTTAGAAAACCTTTGCTCTGCCATACGAGATATGCTCGTAGACATGGCATCACCAAGAGTATTATCCCAACCATTGTTACCAATGATTGTTTGCTCAATGTCATGCACTAATGTGTTTATATTTTTCATACTGTCCTCTTATCTAGTTGCCCCCACCCAGTTAAGGGAAGGGGCATTCTCACACAACACAACAAAAAGGAATTGCCTAAAAGGGAACAGCTTCCCCATCAACAGCTTTCTTAGCTGCTGGTTTCTTAGGCTTTGGTTTGGCTTCTTTTGAGGAGTAACTAGACAGATCGTTGAAAACAGCAGAAGATCCACCACCTTCTGATTCAAACTCAACATGATCAACAACCTGTACAGATTCAAGACGTGAGCCAATACGTCCAGAATTTCCAGCAGGATAAATTGCTACTCGAACAACACCTGTAGATCCGTTACCAATGTAACCATCCATATCGAAATCCCAAGGCTTACCTAGTATGTTTACAACCTTAGGTGCTCCACCCTGCCAATCGAATTTACCTTTGTGTGGACGAGCTAAAGTTACCTTAGTACCACCCTCTACCTCATGCATTGCTTTAGCGCAACCAGACTTCTTTAGTTTAGCTGCATTCTCATCGTCCATAATGACAGTAACTTTGTACTCGCCATCTTTCTCTTCGTTCCAAGCGGCACGATCTCGATTGTGTTCGAAGACCTTAGCCCACTCTAGTTTACCAAAGACTTCTATGATTTGTGTTTTAGATTCTTTTGCCATTTTACCCTCTTATGTTTATGACGTTATTAAACTGATTCGGCTTGTACCATAATATTTAGTGTGTGTCAAGCCAGTTTCTTCCAATGTCGTAAGATCCTGGAGTAGGTATCTTAAAGCCTAACTCCTCTCCTACTTCAAGCATACAATCTGCTTGTATCTTTCCTAACTCTTTTGCTTCTTCCTCTGTTCCTATCACCTCTGTTTGATATTCATCGTGTATAAATCCTACTAGCTTAAAGTTTATATCTAGTTTTCTAGCTTTAGAAGTCCACCTCAATAGTGTGTGCTTCATTAGAATACTTTCTGCTGACTGTAGCATACCTGCCAGAGCCTTGTGCGTTGATGGTACTTTAACCTTACGTCCATCGTAGCCAGTGAAGTATCCTTGCTCTCCAACGGCAGGTATAAGTTTATTCTTTAGTTGAGACAGACCATCAATAGATCTAACAAAGTTTTCTCTAGCTTCATTAGCCTGTCGTTGACTGACCTTTAGTATCTGTGAGGTCTTAGCAACACCTGCACCCAGTAGCCAAGCATAGATAAAAGTCTTAGCCATATCTCTGGTAGCATGGTTGATACCTAAAGCACGTTTGTTAATGTTATGTATGTCTGTCTCTTCTTCTCGTTTACCTTCCATGATAGCTCTAGCATACTGATCTGCATCAAAGTATCTCCAGAGATAGTCAGCCAGTACCCTCAACTGTATTCCGTCAGCGTCAGTGCCAACTAGAAAAGATCCACTGGGCACAGTCCAACAGGCTCTGAGATGAGAGTCGTATTGCTTCTTAACTTCTTCTACTGCTGTTCTTGCTTCACCATGAAAAGCTGCTGGTATATTAGCTGTGTTAGGTGCTTTGTGAGCACACCTACCAGTCCATGCCCCGATGTTGTTTATCGTACCATGAATACGCCCATCCTCTCCTACCTGCCCTAACCACTCCACCAGTGAGGATCTCCTTCCTTCGAGGGTCAACCACTTGGCTAGAGCTTTAGCCCCCTCAGGAGCGTCCTCAGGCAGTGTGCCGAGATTATCCTCTGAAACAGTCCATCCGTAGTGTTCAAGATGCTTCTTCTTTTCATCGTAGAAATCTTTAGTCATGGACGTTATAGACGTGCCGTATGGATCACCAACAGACAGTCTATCAAACTTAATATGTGTCTTGGTTTTATCTACTGGTTTCCACTTCGCACCCCATAAAGCATCTATCCTATCTTTGGGTGAAGCAGGTTTGAAATCTATCCAGTTGTAGCAAATAAGATCTTCACCTTGTCTGTCCACAAGAGCATACTTCTCTCTAGCATTCTTAACAGAAGTCATCTCTTCACCATCTTTCTTGAGCCTGTACTTGATCGTGTTAACAGGTGTAAGCTTAGGTGGGAAGTCCACTTGGAATTGTTTTTCGAGGATGCCCATCTGAGTTTGGATAGCGTTCAGTAAGAACTCAGCCTTGTTAGAATCAAATGCAAACCCATGATACTTTGTACGTACCAACTCCACTTGTAGATCATGTTCAGCCCTCATAGATTTTTTCCAGTCAGGATCGTAGATGTATCTAGCAAAGCGATCATGCAAAGCTTCTGTTGTATCTAGATCTCCAAGCCAGTACTCAACCATCTTATCTGAGAACTCTTCGAAGTTGTAGAAGTCTCCTTTGTGTACTCCAAGTCGGATGCCCCAAGCCTGTAAACTGTGTGGACTCTTAGCACCTTTCGGTGTATCCATATCGTAGTTTATCAGCCTCGATATAAGTAGTGTATCAATTATCTTCTTTGGATCTATCGTCTTTGGTTCTAACAGTCTGTTTAGTTCTGGTGCATCAAACTGTACGAAGTTGTGTCCAACAATATAGTCTAGAGATTTGTACCACTCGATAGCAGCAGCCTTAGCCACTGGATCTTCGTGACACTTCTCGAACTGGTAGACTTCACCTGTCTGTAGATCCTTACCACCACAGAGCCACAGCTTGTCACTACCCACCAAGGTATTTGTTTCTATGTCACTGACTGCTATCTTCATACTCTGTAAGAAACCTCTTCTAGAATTGTTGTGTCAGGATCATAGTAGACTGAACCTGCATTACCTAACTTAGCAAACGGTCTGTTCTTATCCACAATAAAATAGGTTGTGTTTCTTTCTGTCTCCTCTTCAGCTTCTGTATCACGTTTTAGTTTGACGCATACAATGGCTTCTTCTTCGAGGGAAGCGGCATACTTGGTGCGTCCATCGTCATTGACCTGCGATATAAAGATAACACCAATGTTCAGTTCCTTGGCAAGCTGTGCCATCCGAGCACCGAGAGTTGTCAGCGTACTGGTAGCACCTTCAACCCCTGCGTT